GGTGAGCAGCTTGTCCGTGCCAGCGATCTGGTGGCATGGGCGGATCACATGGAAAAACAAATGGCTCAACTTAGTGACTAACACAAACCTCAAGCCCACATGTCAACATCACTACCCCCCCCATGAACAACAACAAGAAAGTCTTTATGGTCACGCTTCAGTATCGCGGCTACGTCGTAGCCGATGACGATTACGATGCCGAAGACATTGGTTTATCTATCGCTCAGGACGAACGACCAACAGTTGAAGTCGAAGAGGTGCGATCAAATGTTCTGCGTTGGCCCAGTCATGCCTGCGTTTACCATGCGGAGCAAATGGACCTGGACATCACAGTTGCTGACTGTTTCCCTTCCCAGTATCCGATCAACTAATGACCTCAACAATCAAGATTGCTGCGCCAAAGCTTCTTCCAGAACCAGTACCAGAGATGCGCCCTGGTGCTTGTCAGCACTGTCCATCGGCACATCATCCACCAGATCCCGAGTGTTTGGATATTCTTGCTCAACCAAAAGAAATCAGGCTTGAAACTGCTTTCCCGTGTGGGTGGGACCGTCACTATTATTGCCGAGGGTATTGTCTGCGTATGGGCATCACGAACGCTGACTTGGCCTCTAAGCGCAAGCATCAACTTAAGTAGACCACCTCACTTCTCCTTCTCATGACCGATCGACTAACGCCGGAACACATCAAAAGTTTCTTGTCTAAGTACAAGAATCCAGCAGATGCTCGCAAGTTTCTTCGAAAAGCTGGGCTAATTGACGAGTTAGGCAATTTGGCTCCGCAGTACAGAAGTCTTTCTCCTGCTGCAGATGCTATTTACGAAGCATACTGTACTGAAGCTGATCGACTGAATCGAGAAGTGAATGATCGCGAAATGCTCGCGGCAGCACTCAAAGCCGCTGCAGATTACCTCACTCCTTACTCTGTAGATCAAATGTCAGGCGCTGCGTTTGCTCGCCACAGGCTTCAAATTATTGCTCGCGAATTAGAAAACTACCATGCCTGACCCGCAGATTCAGCCTGACCCACCGATTCAAATTACTTCTGATTGGGGTAAGGTATTCGGCCTCGTATGGCATAACCAAGGAGCCCTAGATCCGCGAGGGTTAACTGGATGGATTGACTTGTCCAGTCATAAGACGTGGATAGTGTTTCCCAAACCACGGTTTCCGTTTTTTGCTATTAGCTACTGGAATCTTTCCGATGACTGACATCACGCTCTACAAGCTTGATGCTGCATTCACCTCCCTTCAAAAGTTTGACTGTCTCGCCAAACCTGATGCCTACCTCGAAGTGTCCCTATGGCACAACGGCGCGGGTTTCGACGCCCATTTCAGCAGCCAGAGCGATCAGTCCATCAAGCTGACGTGGGGGGAATTCAAGGCACTCAAGAAACTCGTCAAGGAGCTGGACGAATGACTGAACAACTGATGGACGACCTCACCAACGAGGAGCACGAGGCTCTGCTGCTGATGAGTGAGCACGGCATTGCGGCGCCGCTTTCACCCGCTGCGCAGGCGGTGGTGACAGCCTTTGGCACTTATCCGGTGCGTGTTGAGTACACCAGTGAGGATCTGATTCCCGCTCTCGCCGCCGCCTTGCGGGCTGCTGCATCTCAACTGACAAGCGCTAAAGCCTCGGATGCGCTTCGTGCCATCGCCGCCGAGCTGGAGGCCCTGTGAACTTAGGCGAGCAACGTTGCCCTGAATGCAACGGGGCAATGCGCCTGGTTATGCAGGAGGCCACATACAACCGCAGGGCAAAGCGCAGACGTAACGAGTGCTACATCTGCAAGCACCGCATGACTTCGTATGTTGTAAGCGAGAAGTTTTTCCAGCAACTCGTGGCAGCGCACGATATTGTGGAGCGGTTGCAGGGGTTCTACTTCGACCACTGCGATCCCGAGGAGGATTAGGGGGAAGGTGGCTGATCCTCACGAGGTGTCAGCCTCACCGCAGCCCTCCCAACTACGGAATGCCCAGTGATTTCGAGAAATCATTGGATTCAAATTTTAACACCAAACTTGAGCTTTAGTTGATTCACCGTGGCTAGTTACTTGACCCGTCGGATGTCCGACAAAGACTATTACTTGTCGCAAGCAACCCGACCCCTGAAAAAAAACGCATTCAGTAAGTACAGGGGTGTGTCAAAAGGGACCGCAACGCACCCTTACCGCGCATCTCTAGGGTACAAAGGGCGCCGGTATCACCTAGGTACTTTTGAAACTGAAGTGGAGGCGGCCTTGGCCTACAACAAAGCAGCCCTCAGAATTATTGGAGATTATGCCGTAATAAACGATATTTCGGAGACACATGAAAGCAAATAATAAATCCTCGCAGTTTCACCCTAGTGTGTGCCCTAAGTGCGGGCAACTGGGGTTTAAGGTTATTGAAAGCCGCACCACGGACGGCCTTACGCGTCGTCGTAAAGCTTGTGCAAACTGCGGACACCGCACTACGACATATGAGGTAACTCAGGCGTTTTATCGCACGGCTACTCAGAACGCCCAGATCGTCGACAAGTTGCGGTCAGCGTTGGGCGGGCATACACCCGCTCAGAGTCAGCACAATTCCGCTACATGCGAGTCGTGCCAATACATGACAAAAGGTGAATGCTCTTTTGGGTTTCCTGAGGCGGGCGGCACGTTTGCGTCAGAATGTTCTACATACATTTTGACTAGATAAATGGCTGATATTTCCAAGTGTGCTAACGGGGAGTTGTGCTCCCTGCGCATGAAATGCTACCGTTACGTAGCCGACCCCGGACGCTACCAGAGCTACATGGCTCCTCCTGAGCCTGGTCCTAACTGTGATTACTACTGGCCTCTAAATGAACATGAAGTATCCGATCGGAACCCACGTGGGCAAAAAGAAAGCGTCAGCTAACCTCAGCCTACCCAACAAACACGGCGTCATCATTGGCTACGGCGAGAAGAAAAACTCCCGAGGTAGCCTTATGCGTTTCTATATTGTCGAGACCACTCACGCTGCCCGTCCTGAGGAGTGGCCCCCGTCGCTGACGTATTCGTTGGACGACGCTGCAGACAACGTTGCTTTCGTTTGACCCGTGTCTTGGGATAGCCGGTTTCTAGAGCAGGCCAAGCTCATTGCCTCGTGGAGTAAAGACCCATCGACACAGGTGGGCGCGGTTGCCGTTAAAAACCGGCGCGTCCTGGGAACCGGTTACAACGGTTTCCCTCGAGGCGTTGCGGATCTGCCGGGTCGTTTGTCGAATCGCGACGAGAAGCTACTGCGCACCGTCCACGCTGAGGCAAACATCATTGCCCACGCGGCACGTAATGGTGTCAGTTTGGAGGGGTCTACGGTCTACGTTTGGCCTTTTCTGCCCTGCAGCAACTGCTGCACGCTGCTGATCCAAGCAGGTATTACCCGCGTGGTCGCCCCTGATTTTCCTATTCCGGATCGATGGATTGACAGTTTTACGATGTCCCAGTCGATGTTTAGGGAAGCTAAGGTTGATTTGACGCTCCTAGAAGTTGATTTCTAGTACGGCTATGGGCAAGGCTATTGCGGAGATCTTGGTTGCGTACGTTTTAACGTGCGCTTGCCTGTTGTGGATGGCGTCCAAGATCCTGCCTTAGTCCTGTTTCATGGCGACGTACATGTTTTCGTACGGGCGAATTTCCGCAATTTTGTAGCCTATATCAGAAAGATAACTAAACAGTTCTTGTTTCTTCTGGATGTACCAGCTGTCGTTGTTGGCTTCGAAGATGATCGGAGGGTAACCACTACGCTTGATGGTGAGTTCAGCGCCCTTGAGTGCAGCCAGTTCGCCGCCCTCGATGTCGAGCTTGATCAGCCCCACGTCGTCGATGCGGTATTCGTCCAAGTGCATTGCCGGCACGCGTTCGCTGCTCAGCACAGGTTGCCTGGGGATCAGAACGGTCGAGCCGCCACCGTCTTCGGATACGACGGATAGGGTCACGTTCTGGTGAGCGTGGACTTTATCGGTTACGGCGATGTGCCTGGGGGTGATGTTGCTTTTCTCGTTTATAAAGATGTTGCCGCACAGCTGAAAAAACGTGCGACGTTGTGCTTCGAATGCAAGAACTTCTTTAAATCCGTCTGCAAGCAGGATGGAGTACGCGCCCATGTGAGCGCCACAATCGATGAAATTTTTGGTTTTGTCGGAAAACTGACGGGCCCAGTCGATCAGGTTTTTCTCTGGGATGCCCACGTTGTGCATTTGGCAACGTCCGGAGTCATCGTCGTGCATCAAAAAACCAACGTCCGGTGTGGGGACTATTAGTGACTCCTTCGGGCCCCAGAGGAATGTCGTCACGGTTCGGGATTAAGTGTTAACATAGTAGCAGTTAAACGTCGAAAGTGGATACAACGACGCCCTCCATACCCGTTATTGGTACGGCTTGTGTTAACGCACCTCATTGGGTGTACAGGTTGTTCTACAGCATCGATTATCCTGTAGATACTTTTGTTGTCTTCGATAACAACGGACGGGATCAGATTACACACGAGCTGGATCTGCTGCGCGAGGTCCCGCATAAGTACGTGAAGAAAGTCGTTGTGTGCCACTTGCCCTCGAACCTCGGGTGCAGCGGTGCGTGGAACTTGATCATTAAATCGTATATGAACGCCCCGTACTGGGTGATCACGAATCACGATTTAATGTTTACACCGGGCTTTTTAAGCTCGATGGTTACACACGCTCAGGATGCAGAAACCGGGATTGTTCACGGCGAAAACGGAAGTTGGGATATCTTTCTTATCAAAGATTGGGTCGTTCAGGAGTACGGGCTCTTTGATGAGAACCTCTATCCGGCGTATTGCGAGGACATGGATTACGGAATGCGCTTCAAGCATCGCGAGCTTAAGCGTCATATGTCTGTAGGCGTCCCCTATTACCACGGAGAAACCTGCGGCGATTACCAAGATGGTTCGCAAACTTGGCGTAGTGAACCTGAACTTGCTAATGGGATTCATATTGCGCACGAACTTAATAAACATTACTTACACGCGAAATGGTCACCGGCGTGGCAAGCTCATGTTGAAGGGGAAGTGTATGAAACCCCCTTTAATAACCCAAGCCTACCTCTGGACTTTACAACGTACGATTTACATTTTGTGCGTCAGAAGAACTTGGGCTTCTGATGGAAGATTTCCCTTGCACGCAATGTGGTGAATGTTGTCGCCGTATTGGCAACGCTGTGTCGGTTTGTTTGTCTGCGGATTCGCTTGTCTTTAAGTTAATTGGACAGAGTTTTCCGTATAGCGTACTCGATGATGGTAGTTGTGAAAAATTTATAGATGGTAAATGTTCTGTTTACGATGAGCGACCTTTGCTGTGCCGCATCAAAGAAGTTGGCGAAATACTGGGTATCGATCAGCAATCTTGGTTTGCTTTGAATGCGAGTACCTGCAACGCCATGATCCGGGAAGCTGGTTTGGATTCGAGTTTCTTAATTCCTACGTTTAAAACTTAAACTTTTAGGATCTGTAAACTGTCACTATGCCTTACTACTCGTCATACACAACTTGCGGGCAGCTAGTTAATACGCTGCGGGACCTTCTAGATCAGCGTGGGGTTTCGTCGTTCAAGCTGAGTAAACTGTCGGAATTGTCTCCGACAACAACACGTAAGATTTATGTAGACGATAAGTACATACCTTCTCCTGATGTTCTGGAGCGTATCTGTCTGATTTTGGAAGTACAGCCTGGCGATATTCTTAAAATTGCTCCTAAGATAGAACCAGTGGTAGCGATGTGTTCTGGTGTTTGCCCCTCAGGATTATGAACTAGCTGCTCGGCTGCTGGGTCTTCCGGTTCCTAAGACCCCCGCTGAGTGCGCTGCAGCAACACCAATGACTGCTGCTGTGCTTCGTTCGTACTACAAAGCTCCGGCGCCCATGCCGGGTTTTGAGGGAGACGGCCTTAATACTTCCGCTACTCGCTCGCTCAATCCGCAGCCACGGGTTTCTCAGCCTGAAGCTCGGGATCAACTCGCCCACCGCCTTACTGCAGGCGTGGTTTCATCTGAAGATGAAGGTGAAGTTGAGCGCTTGATCGAGCTGCTTATCAGCGATCCTCAAATGCAGCAGATGTTCCTGCAGTTTGTCGATCAGATGGTTAACCAGGCTAATGAAGGTGGGGAGTATCTGAGCCGTCAGCGTCCTGCGGAGTACGACATGCCTAGTTACGGCGGTCAGTACTCTTTGCTGAATGCCCCCTCTAATTCATCGATTCCCCCCTCGATTCGTTATCAAGAGCTGGGCTGATGAACAACATTCAGCATCGTTTGCTTGAAAACGACGTTCGCAAAGATGCTCCGGATCTTGCGGCTGATGAATTTTTGAGACTGTACTTAGAGTCTAATTTTCCACAAACAGCTTCACATCCTTCAGCGCAACAGAAAGAACAACGGGCATCAATGCAGCCACAAGAGGATGCGATAAACTATATGAAGAAACCCCAATCGGGTACTTCTTTCGATCGGCCTGATCGGTACTAATGGCTCTCCCCGCTCTCGCTGCCGCTGCTCCTGTTGCTGCTCCTGCCGCTGCTGCTGGCGGTAATGCAGTACTGGAAGGAATTATTGCCAACCTTGTAGCAAATGTCGCAGCTCAGGGCGCTGAAAAATTAATTTTCGGCCCCGGCGGCGGGGCTATGGGTCCGTCTAGTTACCAGACGGCAGACCCTATGGGTCGCAGTAACTACTTCACATCTCCTAGTTCGCAGCTTGCGGCTGAGCAGTATCTTGCTGGGGAGGAGCTGAAGCGCAACTTACTGGGGATGATCCCCGGCCTAGGGGATAAACTTCGCCCCGTTCCGACTCGCGAAGAACTCGTGGGCGGATTTGTTGATGGGCAGTTTGTCGGACAAGCGGCTCTTACAGAAGCCCAAGCCCAAAGTCTCACTGCACGAGAGATTGCTCGTATTCGCGCTGAGAAAGAATACGACTATGCTGCTCGTTTAGCTGAAGCGCAAGCAGGCATTCAGAAAGAAAAGATCCGCGCTCTAGCTGACGCTCAAGCTAAAGTCGAATCTCAGAAAGTAACTTCACTGGGCGAAGTTCAGAGTCAGCGACTTCAGTCTCAGTACGGAGCAGCTTCCAACTTGCTGGATTCAGCGATCAAGAATATTGCCTTCCGAGATAAAATTGAAGCAGCTAATACGCTCACTGAGCTTGCGAGGGCAGTCTGATGCCGGATTTTAATGATGTCAGAAATGTCATGCGATTTGCCGGCGCATTTAATCCTGCGCTGAATGTGCTGTCCGCAGCTACGGAGTTGGGATACGGAATGCTTTCGAAGAATAAGGAGGACGAAGCATCCGGTCGCCCCGTGGGAACAGTAACGTCTATCTTGGGCGGCAAGCCTTTTAAAGTTTATGCCGGTGAAGATTACGGCGATCAATCTGTAGATACTTACTTAAAGCTTCGCCAAGCAAACCCCACTAAGTTTCCTGAGATTAAAGGGGCTCCTAAGCCTCCGACTCCTGGTTCTCCTGGTGTTCCCGCCGGCAGCACAGCTGTTCCTCCTGTTACTGCAGATTGGGAAGCTGAAGCTGGCTCCGCGCCTCCTGCTCCTGCTGGCGGAATTCCCGATGCCACGCAAGGGTGGGGCACACCTGGGGATATCGCTACCGAACAGTATCCTGCACAAGTTCAAACTTCTGGCAAAGAGCCCGGATTTGAAAATCTGCAGAAACTACTGGAAAAATCTCTTAGTCCTGAGTTTCTAAAAGGTCGCACTGACGAAGCTATCCGTCAGTTTGTCGCTACCAGCACGATCAGCCAAGCTCTGGGTGCTGAGAAATCTAGGGAGCGTTATAAGCGCGAAGTCGAACTGGAGCGCATTAAGCAGTGGACTGATCTGCAGAAAGCAACCATGCAGACTAACTTGCTATCTCAAGCGCTCCTAGGACAAGCCTTTATTTCTGCGCAACAGCCTAATGCCGCTATGGCTGATGTTCTCGCCAAGGGCACACAAGCTGCTCAGGGCGCTATCGGTGGCTCTTTTCAACTGAAGGCTTGATATGGCAGCTCCTGCTCTGGCTGGTTTAGCAAATATCGGCACACTTCTAGGTGGTGCTGGAGCCGCTGCAGGCGGTATCGGTTCTCTGATCGGAGCCTTCGGAGGGGGACGAACTCAGCAACCAAGTCTGGAAGATCAAGCTGCTCTGTACGCACAGTTAGCGGCGGGACAAGTCCCCCTAACTATGCAGCAGTACCGCTACGGCGCCATGTTGCAACCGTGGCTTCAGGCGGAAGGGGCAGAGACCCAAATTGCTGGTCAGTCTGCGTACGACCAATTTAAAAATTCTCTGCAGAAAGATCAGACTGCTGCGGGTCAACTGGCGGGTATTGCTTCTCAGTACGCCAGCAGTGCCATTGGTTTACAGGATCTTGCCGGTAAGGGGCGTCTAGCTGCAGAGACTCTAGGCATTGAAACAGCCGGTAATATGGCTAAGAACTACGCCACGGCTGCCGCGAATTTAGCTGCCGGCACGTTGACGGGGGAGGCTAGTTTGTTGAATCCGACTGCAGCCTCCTTAGCCGCAGCGGGTCAAACAGCACAGCAAGGTAAAAACCTGCTCGCTACGAGTATTGGCTCCACCAACTTGGGTATTCGCCAGCAACAAGAACAAACTCGAAACGAGTTAGTTAAGCAGCGTGCCGCCACGGAGGGTCAACTAGCCCTCAAGCGGTACGGTGCGGGTCTGGCTCTGGCTGGCCAAGCGGCATTTGCTTGATGAAAACCACTATTGGAGATCCGACGACGGTTGCCGGTTGGCTTGAGTCGCTAGAAAAATCGCAAAAAGATGCGTTTGTCTTTTATGCAAAGAATGCAACTAGCGATATCGAGGCTTATCTGTACGCTCGATTTCTTACGCCTGGTTTTGCTGGCAGCATTTCTGATTTAACCGCGTGGGTACAGGAAAAGTATCCCAAAGAAGATCTTCGTAAGATTCTTCTTATGGAGATCGACAGTCTGCAGACAGACATTCAAAATGTCCGCAGCATGACCCTCACCGGAATGCTGGACTACGCTACTGCTGCAACCAAAGTCTCTGCGCTGCAGAAAGAGTTGCGGTCGCACATCCAAGCCGTTCGGTCTATTTCAGACGGTCTTGATCGCCGTGGGCTTCTGCTTGCGGGGGCTGACCGTTGCTTAAGGGAGCTGATGCAAACCTTTGACGGTCAGCCCGGAATCCAAGCTTTGCTTGAGGATTCGTCGCTGCTTGTGTGGTCGACGATGGAGCGCGAGGAGAAGTCCTAAGCGACTCGCTCCATCCGACTCATGATGGTTTCAAGGGGGCACCGAAGGATCCCCATGAACGCATCGTTGACACCTAGAGACAACACAAGCTCGGTATTTTCGATGTAACCCCCGAAAGGCAGCATTACGGCAGGTTGGTTCGAAACTGGATTTCCTGCGTAATCCGTCCAGATGATCACATGGTCGTTCAAAGAACCTGTGAGCAATGGAGCTTTATCGACGTACAGAACTTTGGTAAAGTCTCGGTCGAGGATGTAAGCGCCTAGGTGATACAGCAGATAGCTTTGCCCTGTAGGGGTTATAGCCATGTGCTTCCAGTGATAAAACACCAGATGCCCGTAACCCAAACTAATAGGGGGCAACGAACTGAAGGTTGGGGCACCGTTGGTTACGGTCTCCAGTACATCCGTGTTGATTGTGATTGTTTCACTTGCTTCCCGCTCAATCACTAACGGACGCGTGGAGTACAAACAGTTAAGTTCGTTATCCCGGCTGAAGAAACACCAATTTTTTTCGGCTTCACCTTTAACAAGGTTTTTGCCAATTGGCGGAATCGCAGCTTGGACAGCTTCGAAAGTTTCGTCGACTGCGCAGACAACTACCTTCGGGCTGTTGAACAACTTGTCAGGTTTGTTGTCGTATTTGCTGGCGTACGTAGATGCGACAAACTGTACGTACAAGTTTTTATCGGGACCTACGAATAGGCGGGGATCTTCGTAACTCAGTCTGTGTTTCTTAGAACGCAGTTTCTTCGTGCCGACGATTGTGCAGTCATCCGCCAGCTCTCCGATGTAGATATCTGTAGGTTGCCCATTCAGATAGAAGTATTTCATGTCATGCCTGAAGCCAAAAGGCTCAGGCTGTGAGCGCCACGCGATGTAAGTTTTGTTGTTGTGCTTGACGACGCTGGGGCTAAAGTTAGCGACGTTACCTTCAGGCAGTCCGTAGAGGATGCGCGTGAAGGACCCGTTTAAGTTCTCAGCTTGTGCATACACACTAGATACGCCTGTTTCTGAGCGTTTGATCGGAAACAGAACGTTGCTGTATGCGTGTAGAAACCTGTGAGTGTAGTTCATATATCAAGAAAGAAGATCGTGTACAGCGGCCGAGAAACCAGCCGAAACGGTTTCCCAGCGGTATTCAGGACGTTGAGTTACAGCAAAACATGCTGCTGCCACTTCGTCGTAAGTCTCTTTGTTGTAGTACAACTCGTTTAAGCAGCGAACGGCATCATTTACATCAATTAGTCCGCGCTCGACGCCTCGATCCTTATCCGTGATCCACGTGGCGATATCGACGAGCATGGCTGCTTCGTCCCAGATATCAGCGCAAGCTGTGTGATTGGGTACTACTTGAGGCTTGCGGCAACTTGCGTGTTCGAAGCTAACTAAGCCCCAGCCTTCTCCATCAGCTGTGTTGAGGCCGACGTTGCACGCGTTGTAGATGGTGTTAAGGAGTTCGTCTGGGGGAGCATCCATGTAGTTAATTTGCTCTGAAGTCAAAATCAGTTTCTTGTTGTCGTCGATTCCGCGCCGCTCCATCTCGCGCTTAAACAGGGGAATGATGTCCCATCCCATGTCCTTGGCCCCCATGTGCAGGTACAACATGGCATCAGGTTTATCTTCCGCGAATTGCGCGAATGCCTGAATGGTCAGGTCGATTCGTTTGCGGGGCTGGTTTCTATTGCCGTTGAAAACGATGAATTTATCGGTTGGGAGTCCTAATTTTGCGCGAGCTTCCTCCATGGGCACGGGGCTGAACTTCCCAGTGTCTACGCCGTGCGGCAGCACTCCCAGCTTTGCGGCAGGAATTTTGTGCGCCAGAATTCGGTGAGCGCAGCCAACGGTGAAGGTTATGGCTAGATCCCAGTGCGGAATGTTCCGCAGCATGTCGGGGTAATAGCGTTCGCTATCGATGGGGAAGTAGGCAATAAATTTGAACTTGTGTTTGTCTTTAAGGAACTGGCATCGCTCCCAGAATTGGTTGACAACCCAGATGTCGTTTAGACAGATAACAACATCAGGGCACACTTTTTCGATGACCTCGGTGACACGAGGTATGCCGAATCGATCCGGGCAGTGGATCGTGGACGCCGGGTAAATTTTGTAAGTTTTGTCGTGCGGATCTCCTGCGTAGTTAATTCCCAGTACGGTCACCTCGTGCTCTTTACTGAGATGATCCAGCACACTATGTGTTACACGCGCAAATCCGGTATTACTACAAACGTCACCGTACCAAAGAATTTTCGCCATTCCTGGAGTATCATTTCGATACGAGTAATATAGCAACACTGTCAATTTACTGACATGCCCAGTCGGGAAACTTTTGCTTATCGCCGTGGGGCTCAAGTGCGTGCTCTGCGTGCGCAAGAAAACAGAGTTGGTTCTATTGACTCTATTTACACTAAAGCTGCTGATGACTTTCAGACGTTCTGTACGTTAATAGACAAGCCTCCGGCTAAGCACATGCTGGAGTGGCATCATCACCTGATTACAGGTGAGAGCAATAGGTACTTATTAGATATTGCTGGCCCTAACCTTGATATTCTGGCCCCTAGGGGACCTTTACATCCCGATACCGAAGTTGCAACACCTACAGGATGGGTGAAACTTAAAGATATCAAGACAGGAGATACAGTTTACGGTGATGATGGACTGCCAACAACCGTTTTAGATACGCCATCTTACGGGGAAGTTCCCGTGTTTAAGGTGACTTTTTCTGACGGAACCTCGATGTTGTGTGATGACTCACATCGATTTGACGTACGCCGCTTAGGGACAAATGCAAAGGGCGACTACCGCACCACCACTCTCCAGGAAATCCGAACCCTAGTAACCACGGGGATTCGAGGTAACTGGCGCACGGGAGTGACGCGAACTGTTCGCCAAGCTCTACCTGATGAGCAACCGTGGCTGGATAAAAAAGGTTACTCGCGTTATCAAGTACCTGTAACTTCTGCTGTTCAGTACCCTGAATTAGAACTTCCCCTGCATCCGTACCTCATCGGAATTTTATTAGGTGACGGGGGTCTCACAGATCTAACCAGTATTAATATCACTACTGCGGATAAGGATATAGCTGATTTTATTAATACTATTTTGCCTGCAGATAATGTTTTAGTTGAGCGTTCTTACGAGTGCCGAAAATATAACTATCAAATTCAACTTGCGGAAGGAGCGACTCAACCGATTATTGATGGTCGGCGGGGAGGTTTTAAGAAAGCTGTATCGCTGGTTTTGGAGCAGTTGGGCCTGCGCGGTAAAAGCTCCTTAGAGAAGAGTATTCCGGAGCAGTATCTTCGAGGTTCCATTGAGCAACGAGAGTGGTTGTTGCGAGGTTTACTTGACTCAGATGGAACTAGAAACGGACACGGCAAAAATTCAGAAGGATTAGGGGGACTGGGTTTTGGTAGTTCTAGCTTTAAACTTATTCAAGGATTCAGCGAACTTGTACGTTCTTTAGGCGGAATAGTACGTTTTAATAAACCTTATTACCCTCACTACTACAAGAATGAGGTAAAAATTGTAAGTAAAAATTTAGCTTATCGTGTGAGCGTCAGCCTTCCGGCAGATATTAAACCGTTTTATTGCGCACGTAAGAGCAAAAAGTACTTGGGACCAGCTTCCGGTCGGTCGAATAGGGGTTGCGTACGATCTATAACCAATATCGAGCCTGCTGGCGTCAGCGACGTGCGTTGTTTGACAGTCAGTAATCAGCAAGAACGATTTCTTATTAAAGATTATGTTGTGAGCAAAAATAGCGCCAAGTCCACGGTGCTGAACATGTTTACAGCGTGGATTATTGGGCGCCACACAACAGCAGGAATGCCTTTGCAAATTATTTACGTTTCGTACAACATCGCAACGGCTATTCCCAAGAGTCGCATTATTAGACAACTGATTGACTCGCCGGAGTATCGCAAGATTTTTCCGAAGGTTCAGCTGAAGTCCGGGATGCAATCCGACATCGGCTGGTCGATTGACTTCGATTACGCGGGTATCCCTAGGGTCGGTGACGAAGAATTTACGTTGAGGGCCGCTGGTCTTCGGGGTTCGATTACGTCTAAACGTGCGCACCTTGTGATCGTGGATGACCCTATTAAAAGTAGTGCGGACATTCGCAACCCGACTATTCGGGACGAAATGAACAACAACTGGTCCTCGGTTATCGCGCCCATTATTTTTGAAGGTGGCCGGTCAATCTGTCTGGGCACCCGATTCCACCCGTTGGACATCCATAAGACGATGTTCGTGCCGTCGAAAGGGTGGAAACAGGTAACACAGGAAGCGATTACGTACGACAACGTTGGACAACCTGTTAGCTATTGGCCTGAGCAGTGGTCCGCTGAGTATCTGCTCGGTCAGAAAGAGCTGGACCCCGTGGCCTTTGCGTACCAGTATCAGCAGCAGCCGGTCATGACATCGGATCTGGTCGTGTCGCCTGACTTGCTGGTTAAAGGGGAAGTTGTTACGGAGTTCGATAGTTTGGCTATCGGTATCGACTTGTCTGCTAGTAAAAATGAAACAAGTGACTACACGGCGTTTGTGTTAGGTGGTCGCCTTAAAGATAAGTACTACATAATCGATGCGCACCAGTGCCGCTCTATCGGCAACTTGGAGAAGATCGATTTGCTTTGCGATATGTTGCTGGAGTGGGGGATTTTGACGCAGCATGACGGAACGTATATGCCGACATATTCCACGGTGACTCTGGTTGTTGAGTCTGTTGCGTATCAGGCTTCGCTGGCGGCGGACCTACGCCGTGTCCTTATTAATGAGAGGGAATTGGGCAATCTGCACATTCACGAAGTTAAAGGGTTCCGGGGGGACAAGGTGGCCCGCTTCCGTGGAACTTTAGGTTTGCTAGAAAACAAGAAAATCACGTTCAATAAGTACCGCAAGTTCGACGCTTTGTTCGATCAGCTGATCAACGTCGGCGCCACGGCGCATGATGACCTGCTGGACGCGTACACCTGGCTCATTACGTTTTTACAGCGGCGAGGGGAGTTTTCCATTGAGTATTGATCGGACACCTGTGGGAGACACTAAAGTGCAAAAGGTTCTCGGCGATGCCGAGCTGGACATGCGGGACAAAAAGATTTGGGTAGCGATCACCGCTCATAATCCTCTAGAGCGTATCGATTCGTTACTAAGAGTAATAAATGCGTACTCGGCATACCCTTGTCAGGTGCATATCTGTGTGTACATTAATTACGATGCGCAGGATGATGTCGAGACTCTGGCAACAGTCTTAAGTGCTGTCTCACATGCGACTACTGAGATAAAAGTCGCTTCCCCTGATTATAAAAATTGGTATCTGACTTGGGCGCATAAGACAGATCTAGCCCTAGAAATTCTTAATCGCAGAGCAGATTTTTATATTTACCAAGAGAACGATATGGTTCTCACTGCTGATAATTTCTTGTACTGGGTTCGGTGGAAGCCTCGGCTCAACCGCCTGGGGCTGGAACCTGGGTTTGTTCGGTACGAGGATTACCTCGGAAAACGAGTTCCTTTTGATAATCATTATCGGTATTCGCTTGTTCGGGAGACTCCGAAAGTTTGGAGCGACGTGGGATTTACTGTTCCGAAAATTTTGGTTGTAGATCATGACGTTAATTTTTTCGCACAGCTCGCTAATCCGTATTACGGAGCGATGATCTTAAATCAGGCAGATGGGGAGAAGTACATACGCTCGGAGAGTTTTGATCCTGAGCACAGCTATCGGAAAGTAGGTATTCGAAACTGGCCTATTGCCGACAGAAGTTCCATGGGGTTGGCTTTTGAGTCTGTCCCGGATGGTTATGAACACCGAAGGTGTGTTCCGGTTGTTCGTCGAGATGGGGTTTATCAACTGCAACCATGTGGTTTAGTTTTGCATGATGATGTTAAATACTCTAAAAACTTGGAAGACAGGCAAGAGCCGTTGTTAGACTGTTCTCAGATATTTAAACTTACGTAGTTGTGGTCGGGAGAGGAGCCGCTTACGTAACAGTCGGATATCTTCTTTCGGGAAAAACAAATTTTCAGACAGTCACTCGCGCTGACGCCTATAGACTGCGCAAATTCATTGAAGCTCACAATGGAACGATTTTTTGGTTCGATCCTAACTGACGACGAAGCGGTACATCATCCTGCGCACTATACTCAAGGAGATATTGAGTGTATTGATGCTTTGCGGGCTGCCTTAGGTGTAGAAGGTTTTAAGGCGTATTGTCGGGGAGCTTGTTTTAAGTATCTTTGGCGAACTGAGCATAAGAACGGCGTTCAAGATCTTCAAAAATGTGCGTGGTATTTAGATCGTTTGATAGAAGAAACAATCAAATCCTCTAAACTATCGTAAGCACCGGATTCGAGATGGACGTTCGAGCTTTAGGCAGTTACTACTCACAAACCGCATCTTTGCCTTACGCGAGCGGATATGCGCTTACGATTAGTGGTCAGTCTCACAACTTTCCGGCTTGTCGTGCGGTGTACATAAACGACGGAACCGCTAATCACGATTTGCAAGTCGTGTTTGCGGATGGTTTAGGCGTTCCTGTTACTTTAAAAAAAGTTACTCCTAACGATTTGCTGCCTTTATCAATTGTCACCATTAGCGGCGCTCGGTCTACCGTAGCTGAAGTTGTTCTTCTGTACTGATGGTGCGCGTAGTATTTAGGTAGGTTTATAAAGAAACCTAGACTCGCTTAAACGAAACTCAGGAACTTTGCGACATGGACATCAGAGCTTTTGGATCGGTGTATGGGCAATCTGCTGCCCTACCGTACGCCAGTGGGTTTGGGTGGGAGCCCGCGGGCGGTCGGAAGAATTTTCCCTGCTGCCGCGCAATTTTTATCGAAGCTAAACCAACAAACGCGAAAGAGTACTTGTCGGTTGAGTTAGCTGATGCTCCTGGACAAGTTTCGACAGCTATAAACTTAGAAGGGAACACTTTGATTCCTATTTCTTGTACTGCCCTCATTAGTGGCAGTGTCGAAGGTGTATTTGTGTTGTATTAATGGCCGACATAGCTAAGAAAAAAGATCCCGCTAAGTGGGCTCAAGCTAAAGCCAAAGCTCGTGCAAAGCTTGGCGGACATAGCGCTCGCGCAATGCAGCTTGCGACTAAGTACTATAAAGATGCGGGCGGTCGGTATGCCGGCAAAAAATCGTCCGAAAATCGTCTGAGTCGCTGGTCTAAAGAAGACTGGCAAACTCGCGAAGAATACGAAAAAGGATCTGACTGATGGCTTCCTCTTATTCGACTAAGGATCTTGTCACAGCCCTGACTGGAGAACGGAGGGGTTTTCGTGACGATTCCTTGTCCGATGTAACTTCAGCCGAGCTTTTTTCGGATATTACGGGGAGCGATACTCGTCGCTTGGCTCTATTGAGCCGCATAATCGAGCCCCTAAAAGATGAGCTGTTAGCAGCTGCGCAACTTTCGCAAGGAACGATAGCTCCTGCCAACAAATTATCTCAGTACATCTGATGGCTGATCTGGCTCGCGAAAAAGGGCGGACTGAGCGGTATCTGCCACGTAGAGCGTGGGCGGAATTATCGCCATCCGAAAGACGCGCTACAGATGAAGCTAAGAAACGCGCGACTCAAGGGGACAAGCCGGTAAACACCCGTGTACCTAACACGGAAAAAGCTAAAGAAGCGAGGCGTCGGGCTTCCGAGTATATTAAGAAGCGGGCTACTACGGCTTAGACATGAATCCTTACTCTCGTGCAGCTGATTTTTTTGGTCGGTCTTACTCCGATCAGAACGCTGCTGCAGTAAGGCAGGAAAAAGATACCGAGCGAACGTCGGATGATGCCGAAATAAATCCGTACTCCACGAATCTCACAATCGGTGCGGTGCCTCCTTCGGTAAACGAACCTGGCGGAGAACAGGCAGATATCAACGACTACGTAACGGACGTTAAGGAAGATCTGATTTCAAAAGCGCAAACTAAGCGTCGCCCGACTAACGGCGAACCCGCTTACCGCGCTTCCGGCGGTATCAATTACGCCGTTAAGCGCTAATATGCTGGCAGCTTAAGACCTGCCGTGCTTTTCGATTGTTTTTTGTATTTTGACGAAAAAGAGCTTCTCGAACTGCGTATCGAGATGCTTAAGGATGTTGTAGATGGTTTCATCATCACAGATGGCAACCGTACGTTTAAAGGCGATCCCAAGCCTTTTACGTGCGTAGATACTATTCGGGAATTGGGTCTCCCTGAGGAAAAAATTCAAGTTCTGCACGTAGAGCTTCCCACGCCGAAGGACATTCCTAATCCGTGGGCCCGCGAGTACGCGCAACGCGATGCCCTAGGAGTCGGGATGAGGATGACGCCGCCTGATTCGGTGTTCTTTTTCAGCGATGTGGATGAAATCCCCAAACCTGAGGCTTTGCTTGAAGCAGTCGAGCTTGCCAAAGAAGATCCGGATCGATGTGTCCGCCTGTCGATGCCGATGTTCTATGGGCGGGCGGATCTGCGGGTTTTGAATCCTGAAGGCGATCCGTCGGAAGCTCCGACAAACTGGACGTGCGGCACAGTTGTGCTTCACCAACACCTGAAGCAAACTCCGTCACAAATCCGCTCAAACCCCAACGATATTGTTGTGGGTAATTGCGATGCGGGCTGGCATTTCAGCTGGATGGGGGACGCTGAACGCATGAAACGTAAGGTTACTTCGTTCTCTCATTGTTATGATGTTATTCCTAATGCGGTAGCGCCTGCGGATAGCCCTGAGATGTTGGCTTATTTGGATGCGTATAAAGCTTCTGCGGGCGGTACGGATCCCCTTGGCCGTGGGGACCACGTGCTAGTTCCTTACCCGCATGATCTTTTGCCGGAAAAATTGTTTAAACTTGAGAGAGTGAAGCAGTATCTGTTGCCGTGAAATCCCAAGCTAAAGCTTTACTCGGCCAAGCTATACAGAGCGCGGGAGCAAATCTCACAAAACGCGAAGCTTCTCAAATTTCTAAATCTACAGGGAAGTCCGTCGCTCAGGTGATGGCGAAAGCTCAGGATAAGGGGGTTGCGTTAGGTTCCAGCTTAGTTAATAAGTTCAATCGCGGTTTGATGGGGCCTAATTTAGGCGATACGCGGTCTATTTACGGCATGACCTTCGGGCAGCCGGGTGTAGATAAGGGCACAACGCGTGCTTTGGAGAGCCTTGCTCCTTTGCAGAACCTGCAGATGACTAAAGGTACAGTGTACGCAGGATACAGCCAGACTAATACCCCGCGTACCAGCGTTAACACACCGTGGGAGGGGAATACATCCTCCCCGGCTCGCACTACGTACAATCCGATCGTTCTTCCCAAGAGTCTGTTCGCTTCTAAACCTGCTGCGCCTACTCAAACCGTTACACCTGCTGCAACTACTACTCCGACAACCTCCACTACCGCTACGACGACGGAAACAACTAGCGCACCCACTGCTGCACAGAAAAAACCTAAGACTATTAAGGATAAACTCAAAGCTGTTAAAGCTAAAGAGAAGGCTTTAAAATTTCAGCTGAAAACTAAGCGTCAAGAACGGAAAGCTTCCGCTCAAACCGGAGCCTGAGCCGCTGCTAGTGTTCTGTTTTAACCTTCACACAAGTAATTACTAGACATGGCGGATACGCTCGGCGTTCGACAGAGGTTTAACGAGATTCTCGAAGCTTCTCGGACGCAGGATCGTTCGCGTCAATCCGCCACCATGGTGGTTTTAGGTCATTTGCAGCAGATGGTGCTGCTTATGATCAAAAAAGGTCTGTTTTTCTATTGTGAACAGGATACATATAGAGCTAGAACAAAATTTATACAAGATTTACTCGACCTCAATAAGCTGGATATCCGATTCCCAGCAATTATTCGTAATTTCCTGCTAGATGGGTGCGGGCTGTTTTACTTCCGCCCGGATCCGAAGCTTAAGTATCAAATTTATTTCTTCTCTAAAGATCAATACAGAGTATACCATGACATTAACGGCAATATAGATGAAGTTGTAATCATCTATAGCTATAAAGTACGGAATTCCAACCTCGGGCTTCCTTCTGACAGCTACGGGATGAACGAACGATTTGTTCGCATTTCGATTACGAATGATCACATCAACGAGTTTGAGGCAAACACTGAACTGAGTTTTGAACTCGAACCGGGAGCCATTCTCACTCCGCGAAACAGTCGTCCTAACAATCTCGGATTTATTCCGGCTGTTGAGGTTCTAAACAAACCCAATAGCAGCGGTACGGAAGGCGAAGGCGAGTTCGAACCGTTCATGGAGCAGATTGTGCTTCATGACCAAATGATGCGGAATATTGCCAAGAACATCGAGTTCTTCGGTAACCCCACGCTGATCAGTTCGCGTCCTCGTAGTGATCTGGTCGAAGCTTCGGATTCGGATCGCACTTTCCGTCCGACTATCAGCAGCCAGAGTGGGTTTGCTGGTCGCGATACTCCGTCTACGCGTGTATCCGAACCATTCGGGGCTAGCTCCGGTATTGGCGGATTGAAGGTTCCTCGCATTATTGCGAACGTCGAGCCCAACGACCGCGTGGGCTATATGACGCCCGACCCCGTAAACGGGGACATGAATCGTTACGCTTTGTTGCTGCGGGAAGAGATCCGCACAGCTTTAGGCGGAGTTGACGAAATCTCTATTTCCGCTGGTGCGACGGCTACGGAGATCAAAGGTCTGATGGGTCGGGCTCAGGCCACGGCCCTGCGGAAAAACAAAAGTTTCTTAACTTACGGGTTCTGCAAACTTCTGGAGATGATTTTGTATCATCAAGAGCAAGTTTTCCGCGAAAGTTTTATTGCCGTTTCGGGTCTGAAGGAACCTAAGCCTCCTAAGGAAGACACTCCCGAAAATCAAGAAAAGTATCAAGTTGCTCTCGCTAAATTTGAGGTCAAAGTTGATACGGCAATCAAGGCTTCCTTAGACAACAACGATGTTCCTGCAGGCGTTTACGGGCTTCCTCCTGACGGAGATAGGCAGGTAACGTATCGATTCCAAGGGGATGTTTACGAGGACACTGCGTACGACATCAACCAGAAATCCATTGTTGTTCGCAACCTGCAGGAGTTAGGTGTTGACTCCGTGGAAGCCCTGAAGTACTTGTTCCCGGACAAGACTGATTCGGAACGAGGGGAGATGCTTAAAGGATTTCCTTTCCGAATGATTCAGCAAACACAAGGCGCAATGCAGCAATTTTTAGTATTATTAAGTCAGATGTTGCAGACGCCACATCCACTTGCGCCGAATCAACCGCTTGCGGCTGATCCCCGGCTAAACCTAACGGGCCTGTTATACAGGACGTTCGATCACCTTGCGCAAGAACTGACTTACTCGGGCAGCTATGAGCCAGCAGATCCCAGCTTCGATCCCGAGCCCGGTCTCCCCGGCGGTAGCAGCCCCTCAGGCAGCGCCCTCCGCGGATATGGGCTCAACAGCCTACCCGCAGTGGGTAGCCAATACCCAGGCGGCACCTTCGGCAGTTATGCCCCAAGTGCAGTCGCCGGCAACACAGGCTTCGGTCCCTTCTACCAACAGCCAGTACAACCAGTCTCCGTCAGCCTCCTCCCCGTCCAATCCCTGGGAAGCGGCGATGGGCAGCCTGGAGCGGGTGATGTCTCGAATCTCCCCGTCCCCCAGCCAGGCACAACAGTATCCGCAGTACCAGATGGTGCCGCAGGATACTCAACAGTACAGTCAGGTTTCACAGGCCCAGCCCTGGCAGTACCAAGCCCCTACGGATCCGCAGACCTCGTTCAGCAACGGATCTACAATCCCGACTTCTTATCCGACTTCTACGGAAGCGCAACCCGCTCAACTAAGCGAGGCAACCGCCGCCGTAGTTAACCACTTCGGTATCGAAGCTCCTGCGATTCTGAACGAGTACTCGGTTACTCTCGAAGACACCCTGATCTCTCAGAATGAGACTCTGGAAGCTCTCGCCATGCGTGCGGGTGCCATGGAGCACATCCTGACTGATCCTGATCAGCTGGCTGATTACACCAACCGCTTCTTCACCGAGGTTTACCCCGTGGACGAAGATGGTCAGTACAACGCCAACAACGGTGTTAGCTACGAGCCCCGCTACGATCAGTTCCCCGCTGTCCCCGCTTCGGCCACGGGCGGTGCTCGCAGTGCGGATCCTGAATCCCAGTGGGATGGTTTCACTCAAACCATGGATCAGAGCCCCGAGAACGCTTGGCGCTATCTGTCCCAGATGAGCCCCGATGCTCTGCGTAGCAAACTGCTGTTCCTCGATAACGCCTGAGCTAGGCTATATTCGGACAGAGACCTCAAACCCTGCCGTGACTGGCGGGGTTTTTTATTGCTAAATTACGTATAGGAGTCAGTAAAACCCTTGGCACCATTCAAATCAGAGAGCCAGCGCAGGCTTTTTCACGCGATGGCCGAACGTGGTGACGTGTCTAAGGCAAAAGTCGCCGAGTATGAGCGTAAAACAAAAAAAGATTTGCCTGAAAAGGTCGAGTCAAAAGAGAAACGTGCTGCTGCTAAAGCTAAAGCAGTAAAATTTAAGAAAAAGAAGGAGACGACTGAGCGTGGCTAATTTAAATCGTCGTTATAAAGGTTCTTCAGACGCATCTGCGGCTATTGAATCGCTAAAACAAGAAATTGACGCTCTAAAACAACTGTATGTGCAAGACATGCAGAACATTAGTGCCGATATGCAGGCGTTAAATCAGAAAATTACGCCGGTTGATGAAGTTTCGCCGCCTTCGGAAGCCACTGAGGGTTGAATTTCGGGGCTTTATACTGTAAATAGCCGCTAGACGCTTAAATGTACGCACCTTTAAGCAACTGGCGGTACGATCAAGGCGCTCATCGCATCCAAAGTGGCCCAGACTACGAAAGTTACGTAGTTGTAAGCTCAGGTATTCGAGATTTAGGGGCCGACACAGGGATTGTTACTCCCGGTGCCCCTAATAGCGGACTTTGGTACAACACCACAGCGTGGCGAGCAGTTCCACCTGCTGTTTCCGGCTATTGGACAGATTATCAAGACGTTGACTACGCTCCTAGCGGTGCTCTTAGTAGTTATGAAGGGTATAGACCGTTAGGAATAACCACAATTGCGGGTGTGAAGGTTTCCACGTCGTATGGGCCTCAATTTGGCTTGCGGACGACGGGTAAATCTACGTATTTCAACGGTATAGCTCCTTCTAGTCAGAACTACACGCCATACAACACTCCAGCCAGCAATACGCCTGCGGAAGGCCGCACTGGGGGAGGTGTAACGCACGGGAGGTATGAAGGTGGCATTCTTACCAATCCCACTAACGACACTTCAGGTTCTCGTGCCTCGTGGCAGTACAATCCTCCCGTTTATTGCCAGACGTTTACGGAAACTGTTCGCAGCTCGGCTCCGGGTTTGATGTCGTCGGCTTTACGGTATATCTACAGGGGTAAAGCGGGTACTTACGTGTCTAATTACGCTTCTATCTACCATCAAGCTCCTGAAGGTGTTCGGGTTATGTTGAGAACGTACAGTCCTACAGTCAATTCCAGTAATCAGAAGACTGTGTGAGCCGTTTTAAATAACCGCTAAAAATGCGACAAATGTAGTTTAAGCTCGCACAATATTGGTTAAAGTACATATGTAGTTCTTCGGAGGTTGACGCTTTGTTCGTCGTTAGGCGCTCATAAGTCGTGAGGCTTATGCAGTAATCGGGTGAATTGCTGGAACCCTTCCTTTAGCACAAACAATCAGGACTTGTCCTGAGAACCTTGAAAATTTAACCCCGGTCACAGAACCGGACAGGATTTTAGATCCAACAGTGCGGTTGGATCGAGGGAATCAGCAGCGAAGCCATGTGGGAACACATGGAACGTTCAGAGACTAGGCTTAATAATCCAGAACGGATGAACCGCCCACGAGCGCCCGACATCTCGTGTTAAACACGCAGATGATGATATAGTCCGAGCTGCATCTATGGTAAAGATGCAGAGCTAGGGGATAAAGAGCCTCTAGGGTAACAAAACTGCGACAATGATTTTCCGAAGCTGCTCGGTGCTGAACTCTACCGTCCTCATCCGGCTTACGTCGTTGAGATGGCAGCAGAGCCCGTGGTTGTGCATGATTTCTCTAAACAACCCGGCCAGACTGTGCAGCTTGACCGTTAATTAGCGATAGCGGTCTTTAAACTCCGTGAATTGCTGGGAACCCTCCAGGCTTTATGCTTAAGGGCAATCAGCAGCCAAGCCGATCCGAAATGATCGGAAGGTTCAACGACTACCGCTGTGACTTCGCTCCCTCTCTTTACTCTCGCCTGTGTCGCCGGAGACGGCTGTTTAGGAATTCCAAAAGAACGTCCTAATTCCGTTTATCTGAGTTTTACTCATTCGGCTGCTCAACGAGATTATTTGATTTACAAAATGAATCGAATAAACGAAGAGCTGGGGACACGAGGATCTGTAAGCGAGCCTAGGCTTGTCTATGACGAGAGGACTAAAAACAGTCATCTCTCTTGTCAAGCTATGGTTGTTAACCCGGTTTTAAAAGAGCTTCGCGCTCTATTTTATAAAAACGGGGAAAAATCGTTTACTAAAGACGTTTTAAGTCTTTTAGACCTTGAGGCCCTCGCGGTATTTTGGATGGATGATGGTTCTGTGGGTAAGACCACCTCTGCGGTCAATAAAGGGATTTTAAATCTTTACCGTCCATTGGAAGAAGCTCTTCTAGTTTGCGAATGGATTGAATCTCTGACCGGAGTAGAGGCTAAACCTTACAGAGACGGATTTTCTTATCGTGTTCGTATTTCACGAGGGAAAATGCCCAAGTTTCTTTCCAAAATCCGGCCTCACGTTCACTCCTCGATGCGACATAAAGTCACCTTGTTATTCTCTTCTTACAATACTCGAAGCAAAAGAGAGTACCAAGCGAGCCTTAGCATACCTCTGGTTGATGAAGGCGATAAGGCGGCACGAGCGCGGAGCGAGAACACACATACGTGTTCTTGATGATATAGTCTGACCTTGCAGGATGGTAAATTGCAAGAACTAGAGGATAAAGAGCCTCTAGGGTAACAATTGTATCGTTTCTGGGGCAATCCTGGCTCTAAAGAGTCTCGGGAGCGCACTGCTGAGCAGACCATTGGTACTGCCAACAGCCGGAACATTGTGAAGGACAAAGTGCTCGTGACCCTTCGCGAGTACACTGGTCCTGCGGATCCGAGTGATCCCACTCAGCCCAGCACTTTCAAGATTGCTCGCGAGACTCTGATCACCGCGCAGCGTCTTTTGCTGGACACCGGCAACCTGACTGCGTTCCACCAGTCAATCGGTTCGCTGACTCTGCTCGACGACTATCGTCGTTGGCGCGACCGGGTGTTCATTAACGAACTCCTTAAAGCAGTTTCTAAGGGTCAGGCTTCTGACTCTCAAGGTGGTTACTACTACCCCGGCGATCTCGCTGTCGGTAGCCTCACCTACGCAAACGCCGAACAAGCTAAGTTCGACGTTAAGGACGATCTGCTCCGCGTGGTTAAATCCATGCGTAAGCGCAACGTTCCTACATATCAGGATGGTTTCTATCGCTGCGTTTGCGATCCTACTTTCCTGATGCACCTGCGCCAGAACAGTGACTTCCGTGAAGTTGCTCGTTACCCCGGCAACGGTCAGATCAACCCCCTGATGTCCTCGATGCAGCCCAACGCTGCTATCTACATGGGTCAGGGCTTCGGCCAAGCCACTTTTGTGGCGGGTGAGCCGATTATGCCGACCGGTTTTGTGTTCGAAGGCGTCCGCTTCTTCGAATCCACCAACATGCCTTCTCAGTCTCAGACTGCGAGCATCGGCGGCACCTCCGCTTCTTATGAAGCTGCGATTGGTATGTTCTTCGGTCCCCAGAGCGTTGGCGTCGGTATCGGCGGTAATAACGCTCAGGTTCTGTTGAACAACAACGATGATTTCAGCCGTTTTATCATGATGATTTGGAGCCTGTACGCAGGTTTCGAACTTCTGAACGCTGATTTCTCGACCATCGCTTACTCCTTTAACGCTTGATAAGGAGGTAACTAACGATGGCAATCAATCCTAAGCAGATCTCGGTTACGAAGATCTATCCCGGTAACTACACCAACGTTCTCCGGTATTGGCACGAACCTAAGTCTGTAGACTTCCTCAACGCAAACGGCACTGCTCAGACGCTGGCTAACCAGCCCGTGGGCGGCCCTGTTGGCGTGATCTTCCGTCCCGGCTGGATCGCTCAACAGGCTGTTGGTTACGTTGACCTGTCCTTCCAGGCTCTGGGTAGCGTTAACCAACTTGAGTACTACGCCACGCCTTACGGCTCTGGCGGCGCTGATTACGCTCCGTTTGCTAACGGCAGTGTGATCATTCCTTCCCCCGATTACCACAAGGACATTCGCACCGATATTGCGAACGGTATTACCGTTCCTTCCGGTGCTTATGTGTACCGTGTGGGCCTGCGGGTGACCGGCGGCGACGTGATCTCCAGTGGTATTACTGGCGGTTCCGCTACTCCCACCCTGGGTGTGGGTCCTGCCGTGGGCGTTGGTCTTAACACCACCCCCACTACCAGTGGTTTCTTCGCCACCATTGTTGGCGCCAGCAGCCGGATCGAAAACGGTTCGTTCAATTCCAGCAACGCTTGGAATGATGCGAACATGCACGCAGTTACTACTGACACCACCTACAAGCTGTACTCTGTGCAGAACCTGGGTGGCGCCTCTGCGTCCGGTCTTGGCCAAGCTTCCGGTGTGTACGACGATCGTGCATCTGCCGGTAAGCTGTCTGGCAAAGACAAAGCCCTCGCAATCTGCGAAGTGTGCTGGCTCGTTCCCGACGAACCCCCCAAGCGCGACGACGTTGTTCTGCAACCCGCCGGCATCGTGGAGTCTTCGGTGTTCACCTCCACCAGCCCCGCCTGATAAACTTCAGACGGAATGTTCGACCCCCTCTTCGGAGGGGGTTTTTTATTGGATGTTTCTGGCTTTATCTAAGAGATCTTGTTTGAGTTGCTTGAGGCGTTCGTCTGGATTCAGGCTGTAGGTTTTGCCTAATTCCATAAGATCCACAACGCTGCGACTGAGAGCTTCTGGGTTGATGTAATCCAACATATTTGCGGTAGCTTCCAGCGCTTCTGGAGCAAATCCCCCGCCGGCAATGCCTAACCCTCTGTGAATATCTCTGCGCGTTTCCGCCTGCGGTGTTTTGGACTGTTGAGCGGAATAACGCACTACATCTGGTGCAACCGTAAGAATATCCGCAGGAGGTACAGCACTTGCTGCGATGCCAGCTCCGCCAACGGCAGCAGCTCTCCGCGTGGCAGCCGGCGCAGGTAAGCCCGCTTCTCTGTTTCTTTTATATTCTCCTACTACATTTAATGCGTCCCCGACAAACGGAATGGCATACAGTATCCTTTTTGTTGCCGGGTTTACCTGTAGAAATCGAGGTACAGAAAAGTTAAACGGCACGATCCTGTAGACGTATCACCTACTGTCAGTTTAGGGTAAGATGACTTCAGATACTGTTCACATAATGACTGTGACTCAAATCAAAGAATTTACCTACACTCCAAATGGCGTAAAAATTGAAGTTTTGAGTTCTCACGATGATGGCGAGTACTTTATGGTTCGCTCCATCACCACGGGGAAGGTGTTTTTTGCATACAAGAATCAGGTTTTAGAGGAAGTTAAAGAACCTGAACCGGAGGAAAAAGGCGTTAAGCAGCGGCGTGGTCGGCAACTTGTTAAGCCGGAGGTGCCGGCCTTCAACCGCGTCAATCTCAACAGCGCTCCTCCTCAGCTCCTGACTCAAGTTCTTAAAGGAGTGGGGATTAAAACTGCTACTGAGATTAAAGAGCTTCAGCAGTCTCTCCCTGGTGAACGCTTCACCAAACTGGATCAACTGAAAGCGATCAAAAGTGTTAACTGGGATGAAGTTTTGGAAAGCGGCAATGTTTACGTAGAATGATGTAAAGAACGCCTGCTGAGCTGTGGCCCAGTTAAGTCCGCAAGAACTGGAGCAAATCCAGGGTTATTTAGCTCAGCAGGGTGTTGTTTTTCAGCCGGATACGACTGACGCAACTAAGCGTGAAGTTGTATACGCAGCAATTAATCAGATAACCCGCAACCCGGCGCAAACGTTTGGGTACAGGTTAGATGACTTTAACTTTAGTCGTGTTGCATATCACTTAGGGTACAACATAGCGACAGTTCCTGCGGGCGATTACGCTCGCTTGATGGAAGCTTGTAATAGCGTTCCTAGTGAGTTTTATTTCGACAAAATTGTTCAGCAGGTCGAACGCTGCGAAGAAGCAGAGCGATTAACAGAGCTTGCAACTGGTCGTGCAACCAGTCGGCAAGAAACTATTTTGGGCGATGTTAGTCGTTCAATTAATATTCAAGACAAAAGGGAAACAGCAAAAATTTGGCGAGAAAATTATCTTTATGAATGTGATCGTTTAGCGCACATGTTGTATATCCCGAACTACCGGGACCCCGTGGCAGCTCGTTATCGGTTTGAGCGCAGTGGCGGAGAATTTATTCAAGCTATCCCCGGACCTCCCGATGTTTCAAGGGCAGACCGCCTATACTTTTACGCAAATTGGAGATAGACGCTATATTTATGTGAGAGCAGTATGTCGGCCTAATGGGACTTCGCAATTTAGACGAGGGGTTACGAGCCCTTCAGGGTATGGGTGCCGACGTACAAGATGTTCTTAAAGTTTTTGGACGTGGTTTGGTTGAAAGCGGCATTTTAAAACCCGCTGCTAAACCCGCTGCTGCGACTCGTGCCGTCCAGCCTACTTTAGGGTTACGGGAACGCCGCGGAGCTACCAGCGCTACAGGGCAGAATATTGGCGGTCGTTATTACGGCGAAGCGCAGAACACTCCCCGTAATACCGAAACTATCCGCATAGGTGAGAGCGCCCCTCGCTTAAATCTGGGACGCGAAAGTGCAGCACCGCTTG